GAATACGCAGCATCTGTCAGCGCTGTTTCTGTATCGATTCCGAGAATCACAGGAACACCAAAGTGGCAACAATCCCATCCCAATACAAATGTCTGTTCCGCAATGTGTGTCATGGTGTTGTTACTGCGGTCAAAAGAACCAGGCATTTGTGTGACGATAGGCTCACTGTGCATTTCAAAGATCATGCCAGTGGCATACACCCAGGACTGTCCGGCTGCTGCTGGGGTTCCATCCGGAGCATCTCCGGTATAGCCATCGCCAACGACAACCAGGTTGCCACCTAGCGTTGTAAGTTTGCCTCCAGTTTGACGCAAGAGTCCTTGGGCATCGAAGGTTGGCAGAACATCACGTGACATATGGATTACGCCACGTCCACTGTAGCAATCGGCTATCTGGTCTTCCAGAAAACCGAGAGCAGTTGCAGCATCGCTAGCAGATCCCGTAACAACAGCGGATTGCAGCAAGACACCATTGATGTCGTAGACAGTGCTGTCATGTGCTAGATGCGGGTAGACAAGAGTCTGCCCACCTGCTATTCCTGTGAAGAAAGCATTCTCGACTTGCCACGAGCCACGATTCCGAAGAGTGTCTGATGCCAGTTTCTTGATCTCATCGTTACCGACAGGAGAACAGCTAAACTCCGCATACACCGTGAAAGGAAGAGATCCACGGGTGATGAAGTGAGTGTCAGCTTCCTTCGTTGGTGGCTCTACTGGTGAGTCAGTACCCGTGACAGAGATGCACTCGTCATAGGTAGTATTCGTCAAGAGGCAGTTAGCTTGGTAAGTTACCCCAAGTTGCCAATGACGATTTCCTTCTGGTGTGGCTGGAATAGCCACACTGAAGATCCCATAGGGAGATGGAGTGAACGTCACTGGATTGTCTATCACTAGACGTTGTGCCACCAATGACGTTCACCTCCATCATTGTCCGTAGGGATCTTCTCCTGTTGACTACAGCCTATCGGCGAAGGCAGCAGGCGTGTTCTCGAAGATACCGCGAACACTGACCGCAGCACGGTAGAGACGGCTAGCGAAACCAACCTGCGCAACAAGGTGGCACTCTTCGGACCAAGCGGCAGTGTGGTCGTTCTCGGCGTTAAGCACACTGTCTCGAACCACACCGAGATCCAGAGTGAGGCCATTCCCTCGCACGAAGGTACCAGCCGCGTAGATCATGAAGTCGACAGTGTCTGGCCACATAGTGACTGGGTTAGCACTGTCCCCGATGGAACCAGCAGCACGAACCTGCCAGTCACCGACCCACTGAGGCGCAACACGACGCACGGCGAACATACGTGCGATGTCAGCATCAGTAACAGACAAGAAGTCGACTGCATTGCGCCAGGCCAAGTCAGACCTGATCATATCTCGCAACCAGAGTGGCAGGATAACCTCAAGCACGTCACCATCACACAGACCGTAACGCGTACGGTAATCGACAGCGGCGAGAGAGACAGCACCAAGAACCTGGTTGGTGACCGGAAGATCAGCTACGTTCAGGTCAGCGCCAGCAATTGCCGCACCTGAAGCTGCCAACATCAAGGCAATGGTTCTCGCGTTCATCGCATGCTGGTGAGCAGCAAGCAAATGCCTCAGGTAGTCGGCTGTAGACTCCGGGAAAGCGTCATCGGTGAGGTTACCTGCTGTGAGGCAGATACCATAGCACTCAAGAGACGCTGAACTATACTCCGGGCAAGGAACACGAACACAAGGCTTATCCGGAGAACCTGTGACCGTAGCTACGTCATCAGCATTGGTCCACAACCAAGGATTCGTAGTATTGCCGAACACGAATCCATTGTTGATGATGAGGTCGAGTGACCTAGCCTGGGGCCAGTTGATCCCACCACGAGAGATACCAATGGTAGGAAGATCAATCAGACCATCAACACAGACTGCGTTGAAGAAATTGTAGAGATTCTCGTTCGGTGCACACCAACCGCCACCGGCAACGAGTGCCTCTACTGCTTCCGGTCTGGTAAGTTTCTTCAGCAACTCACTGATGACAGCCGGAGACGTGCGATCATCAACTAAATCGTCATATCTCCTGTTGATAGTGCAGATTCGTGGTCCGCTGTCGGGTCTTCCATTGTTGCTGACAGGAAGTGCCCGCGCACGCTTTTGGAAGGCTTCAACGACACCTTCAAAGGTAAGCTTCTTACCACTACTGACACCAGGAATATCAACACTAGCAGTGACAGAAAGTTCGGAATCCTTCGGCACATTTGGTGTCGGAACATGACGCCGTGCGTCTGCTAGCGAAGCACGCTTGAAATGCTTGTTATCACTCCCAAGCGCAGCAACGAGTGCCTCAGTAGTTCCACGTGCCGCTGCCGCTGCAATCGCATCAGCGCTCAGCTCAGACGACGTGCCATCACCAGCGGTACTAGCATCATCTTTCTTGCTAGGACCATGCACACGTGCGTGAAGTGCCATCCCTTGCTGCTCAAGATGGAACTTCTCCGCTTCAGCCTCTACCCTCGCACGTTCCTTGCGACCACTGAGTTCCGCTGCAATCCGATCAAGATCATGCGTTAGAGCAGTTTGAAGCTCAATAGTTTTCTGTGACTGCTCAGGCAGAGTATTCACTCTATCGAACTCAGTAGTTACCTGCGCTTGCAATGCCTCAAGATCTTCAATCTTGGTGATGAGACTCAAGTCCCGAGGAACATTAAGCGTTTCGTCAGCCATGCCTAGCATCCTCCTTAGGACGTAAGCCTCTGCATCTCATGCAGAGAATGGTTAGTTACTACCTTCAGACTGTCCTTGACCTTGCTGGACTACTTTCTTACGCTTACCACAGTTGCACATGATGTCTACTCCTTTTTGTCGTACCTGTGGACTCTGGCGTAAAGCCTATCCGCAATGGTTCGCAATGCTCTCTGCTCGTAGTAAGCTTCTAGATCTTTCGGACGCAAAGAGATGTGTCCAGCAGCTACTAAGGAGAGTTGCTGACCACTGGCTACCCGTGCGGACATGCTGGGCACGGGGAATCCAGGGACGTTGACGGCTAACAAAGCCACGAGTCGGAGTTGTCCACCAATCCTACGCCAGTCTCCAGAGAGCTGACCTGAAGCTCTGAGCTCACGAACACTTGCTGCCGAAGCATTGGGCCTGATCGCTCCTGCAACCCACAAGCCGTAATCGTCACTGCCCACTGTCACATCAGCAACAGCAGTACCAGTGTTGTCGTAATGCTGTGAGGCAGCCTCAGACCGCATGTTCAGAGGAGCATGGTTTGTGTCTAGCGTGATCTGTCCGACGGAAACTACACTGCCGTCATCGCAGACCAACTCACCAGTAGTGAAGTACGGGTAAGCGTCTTCCCTGGGTGGTGTGACGCAAGCCCCAGGATGCCCGACGTGGCAGTCTCCCCATTTAGCGGCATGTCCGTAGACACGGCCATCATCCGTGACTGTCAGTCCTGTAGGAAGACTGAGCTTCGGATCGGCGAACCACTCTCTTGGAGGAGTCCAGTCGGGAGCACCGTGCGCCACTAAGGCACTGACCAAAGACAATCCTGGCTTGCTGGCAAACTCAGGTGGCGTCTTGTTGCCATCACGAAGGTGTGAAGCTAAGTGGTTGTAGACACTTCGCTTGTCAGCATCTGGGATAGTAGTTTCTGTTCGTGCACCGTGCAATGCTCCGATACCAGCGGAACATGCAGTCAAGTTCGCAGCACCCGGACGACCATTGCCACCAACGACATGATGAGGGAACTTACCGGCACCCTTTGGGTAAGTACCATCCTCATTCTTCATGCTTTCATCGATCCAAGCGAACATGTCATCCATCATCGCCTTGGTGAGAGGCGACTCTAGACGCTTCTGCTGGGCTCCAGCATCCCACGGTGCGTCAGTCGTTGCCGTACTGTGCTTCGGCACGCCAGCAGCCGTCAGTGCGCTTGTGATCTCTTGGTAGGCGTCTTCGTCGACAAGGGCAATCTCAGCTTCGACGAAAGCAGGAATATCGCAGAGCGTAGATGCTCGAATGCGTCCTGCATGGAACGTCACACACTCTGGAGTTGAGAAGATCGAATCCAGGAGGTCATCAGATTCTTTGCTCTCAGGTCCACTGTCAGGCCAGATGAGCTCTACATCAGCGTCCGAGATGTCATCAACATCAACAGAGATGCCACGGAGGAACTTACCTTTGACAAGTTTGTAGGCGCGAGTTCCGTCTACTTCGTCAGTATTGAAGACACCAGATCCAATGATCTTGTTACCTTCACGCCAGACCTTGTCGATACGTCCGACGTTCACTGCAACTGTCTTGGGTTCTCCACCGTGAGAGTCTTCCTTGTTCCAGCGCAAAGGCAGGGGAGTCTCAGCCCAGGTAATGGAGCCTTCCTTGAACATCCTGCTATCGCCAGTCTTGACACCTTCTACAACGATCGTGCCTTGCCACTTCGGAAGCTCTACCGCAGTGTCTGCGCTGTTGCTGGTGTACTCGTCACCATCATCGCCAGGCTTGATATCTTTCTCTTGAGCCATCAGATCTGCAATCTGATCCTCTGCGCTCTTCCTATCCTTGTGGCAGCCTAGGACTTCTGTAGTACCTTGCTTGACAACGGCGTAAGGTTCTTCGGCAGGACAATCCTCACTCTTGTCTACGACTTCGTAAGGCATGTTCACCTGCTCCCAGCAGACCACAGACCGTGCACTCACAGGCACTGTAGCAAGTTGACGCTGTGATCAGTAGCTGAGACGGCAAGAAAGGTCCTCTGGGGAGAAACAAACAGGGACTCTAGCCTGTGGGCAAGACTAAAGTCCCTGCTCGGATCTCATGACCAGTGAGACCTATCGAGTAATACCCCTGACACTACTACTCGACTAGTGGAACGTCTGTGAAGTCGTTACCAATAGCTACACGAATCCTGTCAAACACTACCGGACCGATAGCATGTAATAGATCATCCATCACGTAACTGAAAGACGTAGCTCTAGTCTCATCATCGTTGTCATAGGCAAGGCAGATGTGTGGAGACCATGGAAGATGTTGCGCTGGATACTCGATGTTCAATCTTTCTGTAACATCCAATGCAGTACTATGGATCACTGCAAGATGTCCTGCGAAACCTTCAGTATCACCCACATTGATGACCCAAGCTGGATCATCACTGTTCGGATTCCACAAAGCTATGCCAAAACTTCTGGCAGTGAACTTCGTAAGCTTACTTTTGGCTACTACTGCCTTGAGTTCAGTCACAAGAGATGCCATAGCATCATCAGGTAAGTCAACAGCGTCACCAAGATACAGCAAGGTTAGGTGTAGTTGCTCTTCAGTCTCTCCATCAGTAAGGAACAGACGACTAGCATCCTCTTCAGTAGGGATCAAAGCGATCATGGCACCTGTGTGCGTCTCTGATGCCGAAGCTGTCATACTGTTCTGTTCGAGCACTTTACCTACATCATCGTCATCAACCAGATACCGCAGATGACAACGACACCCAGCAGTCAGAGCTAGCGGGGCCAAAGGGTCATGTGGTCCATCCATACTGAAGCCATCCACCAGGAAGTGATCACCGATGCTCACGGAGTGGTGATGAACCGATGCGTGCGCTGGCCTGACACGAGAATCAGCTTGGGTGATCCATTCTTTCTTCATAGGAATGCCACTGATGGTCATCTGCCGTTGTTCGGCTCTCTCAGCCGCCTTCAGCAGAACATCAAAGATCATGTTTTGTGCTGATTGCTTACTTCCCTCGAAGGTTTCGGCTAGATCTGCCTTCAACTCATCGGTAGTTTGCTGTCTGTTCAGTAACTTCTGTTTCAGCCTACTAATGAGGTTGTTGATGAAGGAAACAAGTTGATCTCTGATCTCTGCGATAAAGTCTGTAGGTGTGCGCGTGTTCGCCTTTGGTATCTCTACGGTTGGTAGATCTCTCTTGTGTGCATTCCGATCAGCAATTCTTTGCAGTGTGGTGTGTGCTCTGTCGATCGTTTCAGCATAACGTTTACTGACAGTCGGCATAGCATCGTCATCAACAAAGAACAACCAGAGGGCAGCAGCAGCCACAAGCTCAGCATCAAGGTTCACAGCATCCAGCATCGATGAGATCAGGTCCACCTGTTGCTGGATCTGGCTAAGACGTGCTTCAGCCTGTGCAGTCGTCTGTATGTAGGCAGGGTCAGTTTCTTCTAAAGGTGGAGCCGAAACGTTGGTTTGTGTCATTCGGTAATCTCCTAAACGCTTAGCTTCGTATGCATCCTATGAGTATGCAAACTTTCAGTTGTGATCGGTCCATAGCACAGTCTACCAGTGCTATCAAGAGTCACATGATACGTAGCTGTTGTACCAGGCTTCGCTATGATCTCACTGTACTGCGCAGCAGCCGTGAAGGGACAAGAGAACAAGTGCTCTTTACACCCTTCAGGATGCATTAGCACATCATCACCAAAGGCATTGATACGCACGTAATGTGGTAGCTCTGATTGCTCCACCATACGTCGTAACTTTGCGTATTGCTTCTCAGCATATTGATTCTCAGCGGTTGCTTCTCTAGCGTCTTCCATGGTATCCGGAGTACTACGTTTCTCGTCAGCCGTAGCCTCATCAGCATTGCTATCATCAGTAATTTCTTGCTCTTCAGACGCTATCTTCTCTTGGGCAGCACGAACGATAGCCCTCCCTAGGATCTCATCCAGTGCGGTAAAGCCGTTCTGTGGCTGCCTAGCAAGGATCTTCAAGATCTGCTGTTCTAGTTCATCCTTGGTCGGTGCGTCTTGCTCGTCGAAACCACTCTCACGACGGAGAGCTTCACCACTCAACTCAAGACGATCGTAGGTATCCTTAGCCAAGGTTGATCTGTCTGGACGAACAGTGATTTCTGAAGCGTCATACCAGACAACCCAGTTGGCATCGTCTGTGTACCCGCTAGCCTTCAGCATTGGCCTCAGGTAGCCAATGGTCAAGGCAGAGCAGATGAGTTCAACGCTAGGGAAGATGAAAGCCTTTAGAGCATCCTCTTCTAGCTTCCACGCTCCCCAGTGGTTGGTGTCACTAGTACCTAGTAAGACTTCTGGTGGCGCATCAAGTTGCAACGCAAGTCGCTTGATGATACTGTCACGCTTTTCTACAATCTTGTCATCAAGAGCTAGCGTAAAGTCTATGTGCTTGAAGAACGGGATGTACTCAGAGGGAATACGCATAGGAACGGGAACAAGCCCAGAGGCTGTTCCAGGAGATTGGATCGATTTAGACGCATTCTCAATCCATTCACGCACGAAAGGATCTGGTTCGTCTGCAAACTCCGGACGTGATGGCAAAGCCACTTCATCAGGAATGAGTAACACACCAGCGCTAGCAAGCCGAGACAGGTACTGTGCCTGCATGTGCCTACTGACCAGTTCAAGTTCTCGCATGGTCGACAAGGCTGCACGTGCTGGTGAATCAGGAAGATACCTGAGCTCTCTATCTGGTTTCCAAACACGAGTGACGATGTGATTAGGGTTGACCGTACGCCACCTAATGTTTTGTGCAGTTGATTCTTCGCTGATTACTTCGTAACCAGTGCTCTTTCCTCTGATCTCTTCACTGGAGCAGACACGCCAAATGTCATCCTCACCAAGTAACCAGCATTCACCCGGGACACTGAGTTGTGTTGTTAGGTCACTCATGATCTCACTTTGAGTGCCCTGGACACTTACTAGTTGGTTGATGAAATCAACAGGCGTACCTGAGTTCTGTACGACAGGTTCGTCAACACCAGGTTCCTTGATAGCCGCACGAAGTCTAACGCGAGAGATCAGATTCGATTTCCAGTCGACAACAGATCTGAACTCTCCGAGTTCCTTATATAGTCCCCAAATCTCACGTTGCCACTTGTCATAGGTTGGTGTAATAGATCGTTGCGTTGCACGCATGACAAGCGCAGCAGCCGTAAGGGCATCATGACGAACTTGTGTTGTAGCAGGCGGACTAGTGTGTCTGTTGCGCTCCTGTGATTGCCTTGCTGGCATCTTCCAGCGTGCACGCATTACGCCTACTCCTCTTCACGCTCAATTACCATAGCCGCAACAGTAGCGCAAGCCAGCCAGGAGAGGAACGGGTACGCAACATCGCCAGTCAGCACCTGGGTACCAGTCACCAAGCCTGCTGATACCCAGATACTGGCACACCAGTGACAGGACAGAAGCTCTCCCAGCCACTCAAGTCGCGTGTCGTTGAGTGCGGTCCCATCAGTTCCGATGATCCAGTTGCGCAAACCTCTGATCGGAGGAAATGTGTCAAAGAGAATGAAACGAGTTACGCGATGCGTAGCCAATGCCATCAAAGTCAGAAGTAGGATATCGTTCATCACAGATGCCTAGCGGAAGACCTAGACTTACTACTTGTCTCTTCAATGTCAACATCAGACACATCAAAGTATGATGGTGTCAAGGGAGATCCCAAGAGCCAAGAGAAGCTACCAGACACGTAATGCTCCAGACAACGCACAGTGATGTAGTATACCACAGTGATCAAAGCAGTGATGAATGCCTCTAGTTGTGCGCTATCTGCGTTAGGAAAGAGAGTAGTAACAACTGAACTGCAAAGAATGATTGGCATAACTGTTCTGATGATCGAAGGAAGGAGCATCTTGGTCGGTACCACTGTTGCATCATCTATTGTGTTGTCTTCAGTCATGTAAACCACTCCAAGTAACTAGCCGATTTTGTACTCAGACATTATAGTTCCGGCGTAGGAACCATTCTGTTTCGTGGTGCGGAGAGATACTAGCTTCGCCTGCCATGCAGCCCAGACCATGCCATCCATTCTATCTGGCGAGTAGTCAGACTCTGGTGTCCAGGTACAGAGTTGATCTTCAAGCTTCTCAAAGACACCAACATGGTGCATTCTACCCTGAGCAGCAACCACAGAGACTGGCTCAGCCCGCGGACGCTTTCCTCGGGAGGCTGTGAGTTTCTTGATCGGGATGTTGACACCCATGTAATCAGCAGCATTGCGAATGGTTGACATTGCCATGTCACCGCCGAAGTTAACTTCTACGGCGATGTCATCTGCTTCCCAATCGATAGCAGTCTGAACGGCTTGTCTTCCCCAGCCATCGGGAGACTTACGACAAGACTGATCAGCAAGCACATAACCATGAGGCAATCCACCAGGAACGAGAATACCTTTGGAGAGAACAACGATACCTTGCTCCCCAGCACCGCCAGAAGGATCAACACCTACCGTTATGCGCTGCAACTTAGCATCAATGTCGTCTTCACTCGCAAGTCGGTACGCTTCGATGTTGCTTCGTGTCCAGAGGGCGTTCTCATCCTCTTCAATGAGCCTGCCTAGGAGTTCTTGTGCGCCTAATGTTGTGCCGTCATAGGCTTCATGGAACATCTCGCGCACATGGGCAGCTAGATGTGGGTTGTCATCCGTTGTAGCGTGTGTGAGAACCACGTCATTGATATCACCAGCGGCAAGCCTCTTGATGAGCTTACGAGCCTTAGGAGTAGTGCTGGCGACAAAGTGTGGACGTTCCCCTAGCCGGAGTCCAAAACGCAGGTGATCCCAACAGTTATCAAGGTATCTCCAAGCTGCTAACTCTTCTAACCATGCACAACAACGGTTACCACCAGACCGTAACCTTTCCACATCCTCTGGGTCGTACGCACCAAAGAGTTTCGCCTCAGCTCCATTAGGCCATCGAATGACGGTACCACCGTGTGTTGTGATCAATCGTGCG